ATCGCAGGGCACATAGACGGCGTCATCTGCGGCGGTCCCAACATCATCAACTACCCGTGCCTGTGGGAAAACAAGACAGCCAACGACAAGAAGTTCAACGAGTTCGTCAAGGTGGGGGTTAGCCGGGCTAACCCTACATATGCCGCCCAGATAGCCATCTACCAAGCCTACATGGATCTCACCGAGAACCCGGCGCTCTTCACGGTCATGAACAAGAACACCTCGGAGATCTACTACGAACTCGTTCCCTTCGACGCGGAACTGGCCCAGCGCATCAGCGACAAGGCCGCAAATATATTGACCGCTTCAAAAGCGAATGACATTCTGCCTCGCGTTGCTCAATCGCCCGACTACTTCGCCTGTCGGATGTGCGAGTTCCAGAAGACGTGCTGGTCAGATCAATAAAAAAGGCGGGACCTAAGCCCCGCCAGTCGCCCCAATCCTAGCAGATGAGAGTGCGAGAACAATATAATGTCAGTTATCCCCTTTGGCAACACAAGATCTAGCGGGGACAGGAATCTAGCCCAGCTAATCAGCGAGCGTGTGCCGCGCTCAGTGCAACTGGCAGACCTTCTCAACACCTATCCCAACGGTCGCCGAATCGGCGAACTGTTCATGATCGGTTCGCTCAACGGTGAAGCTGGCAAGTCACTCAAGATCGACATTGCCCTGCACAGCCCGCACTTCATGCAAGGCTCTGACTTCGCATCCGGCGATGGCATCGGCGGGATCACCAAGATCCTCATGGAAGGGCGCGGCATGTCCATGAGGGACATCGTCGAACACTACCAAACCTATCTCGGCGAAGTAGCGCCCCGTGTCGCCCCGCCAGAAAACCCGATCAGACCACCAGAGCCACCACCACCGCCCCGCCAAATCGACATCAACACGCCCCATGATGGCGAACATGTCTACACTTCTGTCGATGGCGAGATCATCTGTATCGTGCGGCGATACATCGCTCGCGACGCTGACGGACAACCAGTCCTCGGCGCTGACGGCAAGCCAAAGAAAGAGTTCCGGCAGTTTTCTCAGGGTAGCTCATACCCGAAGATGCCTGACATCCGGCCACTCTATAATCTCCCCAACCTCAACGGCGCTGATCGTATCATCTGGGTCGAAGGCGAGAAATGCGCTGACGACCTGAACCGCCTTGGCTACGTCGCAACATGTACGCTCGGCGGGGCAGGGATGCTCTCGCCCAAATCCGCGCCAAGCTACGACTTCTCCCCGCTCCAAGGCAAAGAACTTATCATCTGGCCTGACAATGATCCGGCAGGGTCCAAGGTCGCCAAGCTGGTGCAGGAGTTAGCCGCAAGGGCAGGAGCCCGCTCCATCACGATGCTGACGCCTCCCAGAGGCAAGCCAGAGAAGTGGGACGCCTCAGACGCAATCGCGGAAGGCTTCGATATCGCGGGCTTCGTCAACGCCCCAAGCAAAGCCGTCAAGAAGCCGATCAATCTCCTCGACAATTCGCTCCTGATTTCCGAACAATTTCGCGGCCCAGCACCGGAGCAACGCTACCTGATCGACGGAACCCTGCCTCTCGGCGTTCCAGTCGTCTTCGCTGCAGCAGGCGACAGCGGCAAAGGCATGATGACGCTCGATCTCGCCATGAAGATCGCATCCGGCAAAGCCCTACAATTTGCCTTCGGCGGTCTCGTTTCCCATTTTGGGAACGTCGTTCTCCTCTGCGCCGAGGACGACAAGGACGAGATCCATCGCCGCATCGAACGACTGGACCCGAACGGCGACAGGTTCAGCTACGAGCACAAACTCTACATCATCCCACTGCCGAACCTCGGCGGCGTGTTCCCCATCATGACGAAGGTCGATAACTCCTACGCCATGGGAGACGAGTTCATCCGTCTCTACGAGCAAATCCTGCAAATCGAAAACCTCGCTCTCTTCGTCGCAGACCCACTCGCATCCTTCGTCCATGCTGATGTCAATGCAGATCCAGCAGCAGGAGCAGCGTTCATGGGTATGCTCGCTCAGATGGCAACAGAGACCGGCGCGACAGTGATGGTCAACCATCACATGGCAAAGATCAAGGATAGCGAGCCCATCACCACACCAGAACAAGCGCGCAACCTGATCCGTGGAACCTCAGCTATCGTCGATGGTGTCCGCGCTGCCTTCGCTCTCTGGCAAGTCGAAGAAAAAACAGCCCGCGAAATCTGCAAGTTCCTAAACATCCCATTCTCCCGCAACATCTGCTTCGATGGCGCAGTCGTCAAAGCCAACGGTCCAGCAAACCGAGACATTCGTCACTTCATCCGCGACATGAACACAGGCCTGCTCATCGACCGCAGCGTCGAACTGCTCACAGCCCAAACGGCCAACGGCAACACCGACATGCGCCGCAATGCCCTCGTCGGCTTCATCGGCCTGCGCGAAGACAACGGCGAAGCCGTCATGATGACAGGCCGCAACGGCGTCCACGAGGTCATCCAGACCATGGCAGACGACCACCTCTTCATCCGCGCACTCAAGCCGTGGTCCAAGTCCACCATCAAGACCGAACTCGACTACCTGCTCTCCACAGGCCAAGTCATCCTCAAAGCCCTCACACCAAGCGGCGCAACCAAGTTCCTCGGCGTTCCGGGTGGGCCACTTTCCCGTGGCGAATACCAGCCAACCACCGCACGAGATAACGCTTGACTATCGTGGGATAACTTACTAAGTTTCCCATACTAGCAACACAGGAGACGCACATGACCAAGCAGTTCTTGGGTGTCCTCAACACGAAAGAGGAAAAGCCCACGCTCGAACAAGCACAAGCAATCGTCGGCGGCTGGATCGAGATGATTACCGTCGGCGACATGCAGATCCTCTTCGACGAAGAAGGCCTGAACAAGCAGCTACCCATCAACGAGAAGGCCAGCGAGATGTTTGGCAGGCCTCTCTACGGCCCTGTCCTCATCCTCGAAAACGAAGCGCGGTGGGACTAATGATAAAGATCTATGAGCCAACGCGCATGGCACTTGAGCGCATAAAATCCATAGCGGAAATCATACGCAACGATCCCAAAACACCATGGAACAAAGATCGCGCCATGATGATCCAGTGGACCGCAGATGCAATACTCAAAGGAGAGGATCCGAACTTTGACCCCGCTGACTGATGCTACTGTCCTCATAACCGGCGGCACAGGGTCATTCGGCCAAGCCTTCGTCAAGCGCATACTGAACACATGCCCAAAGCGCGTCATCGTCTACTCGCGAGACGAGATGAAACAATGGGAAATGTCGAAGGCCTACCCAAGCGTCAAATACTTCATCGGAGACGTTCGTGACCGCGAACGTCTCCATCTTGCCATGCGCAACGTCGATTACGTCATCCATGCCGCAGCGATGAAGATCGTCCCGTCCGCAGAATACAATCCGTTCGAGTGCATCAAGACCAACGTCATAGGTGCCATGAATGTTTGCGACGCAGCCACAGCCTGCGGCGTCAAGAAAGTCATCGCCTTATCCACAGACAAGGCATCAGCGCCAGTCAACCTCTACGGCGCGTCCAAGCTCTGCTCAGACAAGCTCTTCATCGCATCGAACTCCTATAGCAACACGACATTCTCTGTCGTGCGCTACGGCAATGTCATGGGATCTCGCGGGTCAGTCATCCCGCTCTTCCAGTCCATCAATGGCGATACGCTCCCCATCACGGACAAGAAGATGACCCGCTTCATGATTACCCTAGAGCAAGGCGTCGATCTCGTCATGCACGCCCTAGAAGACAGCATCGGCGGAGAGATCTACGTCAAGAAAATCCCATCCATGCGCGTCACCGACATCGCCAGAACAATCAAGCCAAAGTGCTCGTTCAAAGTCATCGGCATCCGTCCCGGCGAAAAACTGCACGAACAGATGATCGGTCAGGAAGACGCAGCCTACACCTACGAATACAAAGATCACTTCAAGATCCTGCCAGCCATCTACGACTGGAACCACGATCCTGAACGCATCAAGGACGGCAAACTCGTCGCACCAAACTTCTCCTACACCAGCGACAAGAACACCGACTGGATGACGCCCGGTCAACTCAAGCAATGGCTCAAGTCATGATCCCCTACAGCACGCAATACATCGACCAAGATGACATCGACGCAGTCGTCAATGTCCTCAAGTCGCCCATGCTCACCCAAGGGCCAGCAGTCGAACAATTTGAAAAAGACGTGTGCCAAGCCGTCAACGCACACTTCGGCGTGGCCATGAACTCAGCCACATCAGCACTGCACGCAGCCTGCAATGCCCTCGGCATGAAGCAAGGCGACATAGTATGGGTCAGCCCCATCAGCTTCGCAGCGACAGCCAACTGCGTCCTCTACACAGGCGCAACAGTGGACTTCGTGGACATCGACCCAGACACCTACAACATGTCCGCGACAGCCCTAGAAGAAAAGCTCACCAAGACCAAAGTCGCGCCGAACTTCATCATCGTCACCCACATGGCAGGAATGCCTGCCGACATGCGTGCCATCAACACATTCGCACGCACAGTCGGCGCACGAATCATCGAAGATGCCGCCCATGCACTCGGCTCAATCCAGCACCAAAGATGCCCCGTGGGGGCCTGCCGATACTCAGACATCACTGTATTCAGCTTCCATCCCGTCAAGCCAATCACCACAGGCGAAGGCGGTATGGCAGTCACGAACATCTCATACCTAGCCGAAAACATGCGAATGTTCCGCAGCCACGGCATGAACAACGGCAAGCAAGTCATGCTCGGATACAACTACCGCATGAGCGACATGGCCGCAGCACTCGGCTCATCCCAACTGCCCAAGCTCAACAACTCCATCAAGATCCGCGACGGCCTAGCCGACATCTACTTCGCAGAACTCACCAATGTCAGGCATCAAGCCAAGCGAATCCAAACAACCACATCCCACCACCTCTACATCATCCGACACGAGAACGCAGACAACATCCAAGGAGCACTCATCAACGCAGGATACCGATCACCAACCCACTACAGACCTATCTACTTCCATCAATACTACCTCGAAAAACTCAACTTCCCCTACGGCCTCTGTCCAGAAGCAGAGTCATATCACAACGAAGCCGTAACTCTGCCACTCCACCAAAAGCTCACCGAAGAGCAGCAAGACCAAGTCATCAGCATCGTGAAGGCAAACACATGACGATCTGCATCATCCCCGCACGCGCAGGATCCACACGCATCCCGAACAAGAATACCAACGACTTCCTCGGTAGACCCATCATCGAGCACGCCATCCTCACGGCGCAAGCCTCTCAATTGTTCGACGACATCATCGTCACAACCGACGACGAAAAAGCTATCGCCATCGCCAAGCGCAACAAAGTCACCGTCATCCGCAGGCCAGACAATCTCTGCACAGACAGAACAGGCACCAAAACCGTCATCGCACACGCAATCGAAGAGATCGGCTGTCAGCACTCCGAACCCGTGTGCTGCCTCTACGCAACAGCAGCGTTCACAACGCCCAAGATCCTCACAGAAACCTACAAGCTCCTCGTCTCGTCAAACGATGCCGCCTTCGTCATGGCCGCAGTCGAATACGCGCACCCCGTCGAGCGCGCACTGCACCTCATGAAAGACGGCCATGTCATGCCACGCAACAAAGAGGCCATGAGCCAACGCACCCAAGACCTGACCAAAAACTACCACGATGCCGGTCAGTTCTACTGGGCAGCAGCACACATCTGGCTCTCAGAGACGCCCATCATCAGCGTCCACACCAAAGCCTACATCATGCCACGCCATACCATCGACATCGACGAACCCGCAGACTGGATCGCAGCAGAGGCACTGCACAAGCCATGGTAAAACTCATCGCCGAAATCTCTGGAAACCACAGAGGCAACATCGGATACGCCAAGGAACTCATCAGAGTCTGCGCCGCTAATGGCGCAGATGCCGTAAAGCTCCAAGCCTACACACCCGATACCATCACCCTTAACGCACGCACACCTGACTTCATGGTCGAGTGGAAAGGCGAACAAATCAGCCTGCACGACCTCTACACCAAAGCCCACACGCCATTCGAGTGGTTCCCTGAACTCTTCGACTACGCACGCAAGCTCAACATCTACCTCTTCGCATCCGTGTTCGACAAAACCTCCATCGACATGCTCGAACAACTCAACTGCCCAGCCTACAAAATCGCGTCCTTCGAGATCGTCGATACACCGCTCATCGAATACGCAGCCAAAACCAACAAGCAAATCTTCATTTCTACCGGCATGGCAACGCTCAGCGAAATCGAACGCGCATACCACACGGTCAAAAGGGCCATCCCCAACTGGGCCAAAGTGTCTACACTTACGCCAACATTCTTCCACTGCATCTCAGCCTATCCGGCAACCGCAGATCAATCCTACCTCGGCAACATCCCAGATCTCGCCAGGCGCACACAGTGCAACGTCGGCCTGTCAGACCACACCATGACCAACACAGCAGCCATCGCAGCAACAGCACTCGGCGCAACACACATCGAAAAACACGTCACACTCTTCCCAGAAGGAGACGGGCCAGACGATCATTTCTCCATCACGCCCGCACAACTCAAACTCCTGCGCCAAGATATCGACAACACACGGGCAGCACTCAGCGTCAGCTACGGCGTCCGGGGCAACGAAGAGAAAAGCCAAGTCTTCCGGCGCTCGCTCTACTTCACGCGCCACATCAAGACAGGCGAAACCATCACCGCAGACGCCTTCCGCAGCGTCAGACCCGGCAACGGCATCTCACCAGATCTTGCGTGGCTACTCGAAGGCAAGACAGCCAAACGCGACATCGAGCCAAACACGCCAGTCACAGAAAAGGACATCTTCGGATGATAGCTCTCCTTCTCGGCCAAGAGGCCTTCAAAATCGCGCCACTCCTCAATTCTAAAGGATACGAGACAGTCACAGTCACACATCCAGTGACAGACCTATCTCCCTACAGCGTCATCATCAGCTTCGGATACAGGCACATCATCCCCAAAGCAGTCCTCGACACCGCAACGTGCGACGTGTTCAACGTCCACATCTCTCTCCTGCCGCTCAACAGAGGGGCACACCCGAACTTCTGGGCACACTATGACGGCACACCGTCCGGCGTGACCATCCATAAAGTAGACGCAGGCATCGACACAGGGCCAATCATCGCTAGGCGAAGGAGATACTTCAAAGATGGAGAAACAACCTTCGAGCACACTTACAAAAGTCTCATCTCCTACGGGCATCTCATGCTCGAAGACCATATCGACCGCATCATCAACCGATCATACTTTCTCGTTCCACAAATCGGACGAGGAACTTACCATCGCGCCTCAGATCTACCCGAACATTTCTCCGGGTGGGATAGCCAGATCCACATAGAAATCCCACGCCTCATAGCCATCGAACGCGCACAAGACATGCGCCGCAAACTCATCATCAAACAAATCGAAGAAACCAGATCGCGCAATAACATCAACTGGATGGACATCCTGCGACTGTCATTCCGAACATCACCACGCGACGCAGAAAAAATCATCGCCCGCATCAACGCAGACGACATCAAGATCAGTGAACTCTTTAAGCAGCTAGGAGGTTAGGGAAGAGGCACGGCGACGTATCAGACTGTGGCGCAGGGCTGGATACGCTGCCCGACCATCCAAAAACCATGAATGTTTATGCCTCTTCCCTGCCCGATACATACCTAGTTTATCATACTCTTGTCAACAGGTGTCGTAAGCCCAAGTGCAAAAGCAGAAGCCGCAATAATCATCGGAAACGACTCCTCCATGCCATAGTGCTTCACAACACAAGACAAGATCACCGCAACATCCCTCGGCGACATGGCCTCAGGCATCTCGTCCATAATCCGAGCAAGATCCTTCCGCCTCAAACATCTAGCCATCATTGCCTCCTACCG